GCAGGAACTCCTAGTACAATAACAGGAGCGGCAGTAACAAGAGCTAGTGGTGGAGCAGCAGGTGGAAATAGTACTGGTCAAGGACCAGCTGCAGCAGGTGGAGGTGGAGGTTCAGGATCTGGAAATACACCTGCAAATAATGGTGCACCAGGAACAGGTGGAGGTGCCTCAGCTCAAGGAGCAGGTGGAGGTGGTGTAGTTATTGTAAGATTTCCAGCTTGTGCTAGTTTATCAGTATCGCCTGGATGTAATGCAACTTCAACAGCTCCGGGTGGACAAAAAATTGCTACTTTTACAGTTTCAGGTACATTGACAGTTACATAATAATAACTTTTGTTTATAATATGTTTAAATATTATAAAAGTAATTATGAACTTAACAAATTATTACTGGTATTTTCAATCTGCCATTCCTCATAGAATTTGTGATGACATTGTACGTTATGGAAAATCTTTACAAGAACAAATGGCAGTTACTGGTGGTTATAGTGGTGATCCAAAAAAATTAAATCAACAACAAATTAAAGATTTAAAAAAAAAAAGAGATTCCAATATTGTATGGATGAATGATCGTTGGATATATAAAGAAATACATCCATATATTCATCAAGCAAATGCAAATGCAGGATGGAATTTTCAATGGGATTATTCTGAATCATGTCAATTTACTAAATATGAAAAAGGACAATACTATGATTGGCATTGTGACGGATGGGATAAACCTTATCAAAGACAACAAGGAGATTCATCTAATGGTAAAATTAGAAAGTTATCAGTAACAGTTACATTATCAGATCCAACAGAATATAAAGGCGGAGAGTTAGAATTTGATTTTAGAAATAAAGATCCTGATAAAAAACCTAATATACATAAGTGTAAAGAAATACTTCCTAAAGGATCTTTGGTAGTATTTCCTGGTTTTGTGTGGCATAGAGTATGTCCAGTTAAAAAAGGATCACGACATAGTTTAGTAATTTGGAATTTAGGGTGGCCTTATAAATAATATGAAAAAGAAAAAAGTTAAAGCTAAAAAAGAAATTATTAATTATCCAAGACAATTACAAGTAGAAGAATTTTTTAAATGTCCTATTTGGTTTGCTGATGAACCAGCATTTGTAGATGATTTAAATAAAGCATCTGATTCTTATATTGAATCAGCAAAGAAAAATTTAAAAAAAGATATGGATACAAGAAATAAACAATTTGGTGATAAAAAAGATATGGGTTTTGTTTTTCATTCAACAACTTTAATGGGGGATCCTAATTTTAATCAATTAACTACTTATATAGGTGCAACAGCTCATAATTTATTAGGAGAAATGGGTTTTGATTTAACTAACTTTCAAGTGTTTACCACAGAAATGTGGGTACAAGAGTTTGCAAAAGCAGGCGGTGGACATCATACATTACATACACATTGGAATGGTCATATATCTGGATTTTATTTTTTAAAAGCTAGTGAAAAAACATCTCGACCAGTATTTGAAGATCCTAGACCAGGTAACATAATGAATCTTTTGCCTGAAAAAGATAAAACTAAAGTAACTTATGCAAGTTCACAAGTTAGTTATCAAGTTAAACCAGGTCGTTTAATATTTTTTCCATCTTATATGCCACATTTGTATTCTGTAGATATGGGATATGAACCTTTTCGATTTATACATTTTAATTGTCAAGCTGTACCAAAAGGAGTTGTTCAATGGAACCCAAAATAATAAAAGATTTTTTAGAGCCAAAACAATTTGAAGACATTAAACAAATGTTTTATTTACCTACTTTTCCTTGGTATTTAAATAAAGTATTAAATGAAAATGAAGAAAGACAATTTACACATTCTTTTTATTTAAGACAAAAAAGAAATTCAGATTTTTTTCCTTTTCTTCGTCCTTTTTTAAAAAAATTAAATATGTTTATATTAGTAAAAGCTAAAGCTAATTTACTTTTAAAAACTCCTACAATAGTAGAACATGGATTTCATAAAGATTTTGATTTAAAACATATACCTCTTTTAACAGCAGTCTATTATATTAATACTAATAATGGATATACTAAATTAAAAAATGGAACAAATATAACAAGTGTTGCCAATACTATGGTTGTTTTTGATACTCAACAATTACATACAGGAAGCACATGTACTGATGAAGATCATCGTATAGTATTAAATTTTAATTATATAGAAGGAGTAAAAGATGTTCCTTGATATACTTAATTTTAAAAGTAAGCCTAAAAATAATTTATTTGCTCCGGAATGGAATAATTTTATGGTTGAAACAAATATAGATAATGTAAATATTAAAAAACTATCTTCTTTTTTAAAAAAGAAAGAAAAAGAAATATTAAAATTAAAAAAAACAAGTGATGGTTTTACAGGTTTAAAAAATCATACAACCAATAGACATGGTAATTATAATCTTTTTAATTTTAAAAATAAAGAACTTTATAAATTAAAAAAAGAAATAATTAAATTACATAATAAATTTTTAGAAAAATTAAATATAAAACCTGTTACATCTTTATATATAAAAAGTTGGTATAATATTATGAGAAAAAATGAACATATAAAACCACACGCTCATAGTTGGAATCCAGATACTTATTTAGGTGGTCATTTTTGTGTAAGTTGTACAAATACTTCTACTTATTATATACCTACAGTTAATCAATTAAATAAACCAGATATATATAAAAGTAAAAATATACCAGGTAAACTAACTTTATTTCAAAACTTTATTCCACATTATACTGATAAACATAAAAGTAATAATGAAAGAATTACAATTGCATTTGATTTATATTTAATACAACATAAACCAAGTAACATTAAACTTATATAAAAGGAGAAAAAATGTCATTTAAAAAAAATAAATATAGTATTTTAAAAAAAGCAATTAATAGAGAAATGGCAGATTTTTGTTTTGCTTATTTTTTAAATAAAAGAAATGTTGCTCAATTTTTATTTAATCAAAGATATATATCACCATTTACTTCTTATTGGGGAATATGGAATGATGAACAAGTTCCTAATACTTATTCCCATTATAGTGATTTAGTTATGGAAACTTTATTACAAAAAGTTAAACCGGTTATGGAAAAACATACAGGTATAAAATTATCTGAAACTTATTCTTATGCAAGAATTTATAAAAAAGGAGATGTTTTAGCTAGACACAAAGATAGATATTCATGTGAAATTTCTACCACATTAAATTTAGGTGGTGATCCCTGGCCAATTTATTTAGATCCTACAGGTAAAACAAGTCAAGCTGGTATTAAAGTAGATTTAGAACCAGGTGATATGCTTATATATTCTGGTTGTGATTTAGAACATTGGCGAGAAGAATTTACTGGAAAAGATTGTGGACAAGTATTTTTACATTATAATAAAGCTAATTCAAAAAATGCTAAGAAAAATTATTTAGATCAAAGACCTTTATTAGGATTACCCTCTTGGTTTAGAGGCGCATCATTGACAAAATTTAAAAAATAGTCTATACATAAGGCTTGCAGGGGGATGATCCACCACAGATTCCCTCTGCTTAAAATCTATTGAAATCACCTATAATTTGATATAACACCTAGTAAACAGGTTTTAATATATGCTACAGAAACTAGGATTTTTACCCGGATTCAATAAACAAGTTACACCTACAGGAGCTGAATCACAGTGGACTGATGGGCAAAATGTACGTTTTAGATATGGTACTCCTGAAAAAATAGGTGGTTGGAATCAATTAGGAGAATCTAAATTAACTGGTGTTGCCAGAGGTTTACATCATTTTGTTAACTCTGCTTCTACTAAATTTGCTGCCATAGGTACAAATAGAATATTGTATGCATATTCTGGTGGTGTGTTTTATGATATTCATCCTTTAGTTAATCCATCAGGTACAGCTCTTACAAATTGTTTTTCTACTACTAATAACTCACCAACTGTTACTATAACATTTTCAGGAACAACAACTTTTCAAGCAGGAGATATTATCTTATTTGGAGATGCCTCTACATTTTCATCTATAACAAATTCTAATTTTGGAGCAGCAGATTTTGCTGACAAAAAATTTATGGTAACAAGTGTACCAACAAGTTCAAGCATTACAATTACAATGCCTAGCAGTGAAACAGGAAGTGGTGCTACTTTATCTGGAGGTATAACTTTTTTT